AAGCGATAAACCCGAAGAGCCTAAAGCATGGAGAGATGCAATGCACGTTGCGAATGGTGTTTATAATGGACATATTGGTGATTTTGTTGAAGGTGCAACACATTATCATGCTTATTATGTAAACCCTAGTTGGGCAAAGGTTAAAAAATACGTATTAAGAATTGATGACCACATATTTTATAAATGGGAAATTGAAGGGAAAGAAAATGAAAATTGAAATGATTGATATTGAGAAAATCAAACCATATGAAAAAAATCCTCGTAAAAATCAAAATGGAGAAAAAATAGCCAAATCTTTAGAAAAATATGGTTGGAGGCAACCTATCGTAGTTGATAAAGACTATGTAGTTATTGTTGGTCATACAAGATTAATGGGTGCAGAACATCTAAAAATGAAACAAGTACCAGTTCATGTTGCTACTGATATGAAAGAAGATGAAGTTAAAGCATATAGAATAGCTGATAATAGACTATCAGAAGATAGTACATGGGATTACGAATTACTTAAATTTGAAATGGATTTATTAAACGACATAGGTTTTGACCTTGACGATTTAGGTTTTGAGAAACAAGAATTAGAAACAATAGTATTTCAACCAGACCATAAATCCAGAGATTGGTTAGAACACGAAGAACATTGGCAAGATATGCCTGCCTTTGACCACGAAGACCAATCACCATTTAGGTCATTAACTATTAATTTTGTAAGCCAAGATTCAATGGATAAATTTTTTCAATTAATTAAACAAGATTATACAGATAAGACAAAGTATATTTGGTACCCAAAGATTGAAAAGAATGTAATAAAGGATAAGGCTTTTGAAAGTTAAAAATAGATTTCCCATTTATATACCATCTAAGGGCAGAGCAGATAGTAGACTTACCATCAAAGCCTTAGAAGAAATGAAAGTTCCTTACACAGTAGTTGTTGAAGAACAAGAGTACTCGGAGTATGCGAAGGTTGTACCGAAAAAGAATATACTCGTGTTAGATAAGACATACCAAGACGAGTATGATACGTGTGACGATTTAGGCGATAAAAAATCTAAGGGACCCGGAGCCGCTCGTAATTTTATTTGGCAAAATTCAATAGATAGAGGTTATGAGTACCATTGGGTAATGGACGATAACATTAAATGTTTTAGAAGATGGCAAAATAATCTTGAAATAAAATGTATAGATGGAACACCTTTCAAGGTAATGGAAGATTTTGTTACTAGATATAAAAATATAGGTATGGCAGGACCAAATTATACATTCTTTGTTATTGATAAATGGGCACACCAATATGGACCATTCACAGTAAATACTAGAATATATTCATGTAACCTTATTAAAAACGATTTACCTTTACCTGATAGATGGAGAGGAAGATATAACGAAGATACCGATTTGTCTTTACGAATACTTAAGAAAGGTTGGTGTACTGTACAGTTTAATGTGTTTCTTCAAGAGAAAGCCAACACACAAACGCTGAAAGGTGGAAATACAGACGAATTCTATGCTGAAGAAGGCACTATTCCTAAATCTAATATGCAAATGAGATTACACCCAGATGTAACTAAACTTGTATGGAGATATGGAAGACATCATCATTATGTGAATTACAATAAATTTAAACGAGAGAATAAACTTATATTTCGTGATGATTATAAACCTAAAAAAGGTGTAAATAATTATGGAATGAAGCTTAAAAAGATTGAAACTTAATTAATTTTCGTGGTATTAAAAAAAAGATGAATGAAATTACACAAATAAAACCAGTTAAAAAGAAGAAAAAGCCAACAAATAAAGTTGGTAGACCTAAGATTAATTTGAATCTTGAAGAATTAGAAAGACTTTCAAGGTTGAATTGCACTATGCCAGAAATATCTGCTTACTTTGATATACCATTAAGGACATTAGAAGATAAGTTTACAAACGAATTAGATGTTAGAAAGGCAATAGAGAAAGGTAGAGCAACTGGTAAACTTTCTTTAAGACGAAGACAAATACAAATTATGGAAGAAACGAATAATCCTACAATGGCGATTTGGCTTGGTAAACAAATGTTAGGTCAAACAGATAAACAAGAAATAGTACAAGACATCAACATTGAAGATAGAAAGGTGCTAGATATTAGCAGATTAACTGATGACGACCTCAACAATCTTGAAAGAACACTTAAATATGCACTCGTTGACGAGAGTGAGAGCGGAGAAAATGCGAAGGTCGCTCAAACTATTCATCAAGGAAGCATGGGGAACAATAGAACCTAATCGTGAGTATAATGATAACTGGCATATAGATGCTATTGCAGACCATTTACAAGCTGTTGCCAATGGTGATGTAAAAAGATTAATTATAAATGTTCCACCTAGACATATGAAGTCAATATCTGTTTCAGTAGCTTTACCTGCTTGGACATGGACAAATGACCCAACAAAGAAATTTTTATATGCAAGTTATGCAGGTTCTCTAAGCATTAGAGATAGTGTAAAATGTAGAAGATTGATTGATAGTCAATGGTACAAGACTACATTTGGCGATACATTCAAACTTACATCAGACCAAAACCAGAAACAAAGATTTGAAAATGACAGAACAGGTATGCGAATTGCTACATCTGTTGATGGTGCATTAACTGGAGAGGGTGGAGATATAATTGTTATTGACGACCCACACAATGTAAGAGAAGCAGAAAGTGGTCTTGTTAGACAAGGTGTATTAGATTGGTGGGACCAAGCAATGCAAACCAGACTTAATGACCCAAAAAATGGTGCTTTTATTATTATTATGCAAAGAGTACATGAAAGTGATTTAACTGGTCATATATTGGCAAATGAATTTCAAGATTGGGACCATTTATGTTTGCCTGCTAAATATGAACCAGACCACCCTACAATAACTCGTTCATCATTAGGGTTTGTAGACCCAAGACAAGAACATGGCGAATTATTATGGCCAGATAGAATAGACGAAAAAACAATAACAAATCTTGAAAAAAGTCTTGGTTCTTATGGTTCTGCAGGTCAATTACAACAAAGACCAATGCCAAGAGGTGGAGGAATACTTAAAGCTGAATGGTGGAGTGAATGGGAATATGACGATTTACCAGATATAGAATACCTTATTCAGTCTTATGATACTGCCTATAGTACAAAAGAAAACAGTTCATATAGTGCAAGAACAACTTGGGGTGTCTTTAAACACAATGGGTATTTCAATGCGATAGTTGTAGATATGTGGTACGATAGAGTTAGTTATCCAGATTTAAGAAGAATAGCACAAGAAGCCTACGAAGATTATGAACCTGATGTTGTCCTGATAGAAAAGAAAGCTAGTGGTCAAAGTTTAATACAAGATTTAAGAATGGCAGGTATACCAATATTGGAATATTCGCCAGATAGAGATAAACAAGCAAGAGCACATGCAAGTTCTGCCTTGCTAGAAGATGGTAGAATATGGTATCCTAAAAACAAGAAGTGGGCAAAAAATTTAATAGATATATGTTCAGCCTTTCCACAAGGCGATAATGATGATATAGTAGATACATGTACTCAAGCATGGCTTAGATTGAGAAAAGGTTGGTTTATAACACATTCATCTGATAGCGACGAAGATGATGAATTTGCAGAACAGAAGAGGTTAACTTTATATGGCTAAACAACCGAATGTAATACCTTTCCAAGAAGGCGCTCCTGCAGACGAATTAGAGGTTGAGCAGATAGGCGATGAAGTCTTAATCGGTAATGCATCATTAGATGACATTGTAGAAATAACAGATGAACACGACCAAAACCTAGCAGAAGAACTAGATGAAAATGATTCAGCAAGAAAAGCACAGAATTTACTTGAAGCTTTTGAAAGTGATAAAGAGGCTAGGTCTGAATGGGAATATAGGTACAAACAAGGTTTAGAAACATTAGAACCAGATGGTGGTCTTTCAGAAGAAGAAGAACAGAGAGCAACAAGAGGTTTAAGTACTGTCGTACACCCTATGATTGCTGAAGCGGCAACTCAATTTAATGCGAAAGCTATTGCAGAATTATATCCATCTGGAGGACCAGTAAAAACAACTATTATTGGTGAACCTACAGAGGAATTAGAAGACCAAGCAAGACGTGTTAAAGATTACATGAACTATCAGATAACACAAGAAATGCCTGAGTATTTCCCAGATTTAGATACAATGTTGTTTCAATTACCACTTATTGGTCATGCTTTTAAGAAAGTATTTTTCGATACAAATTTAGGTAGACAATGTTCTCAATTCGTTAAAGCAGAAGATTTTATAGTTGCACCAGATAGTAAAGATTTACTTACATCTATTAGATATTCACACATAATAAGAATGCCAAGAAACGACTATAATCGTTATGTTGAAGGCGGATATTATTTACCTATCAAATATGTGGGTAGTGAAATAGACCCTGCAGGAAATATAGGCGAAGAAATAGAAGGTGTTTCTCAAGGAGACGAAGCACATAACGAAACAGTAACACTTATAGAAATGCACGTTTACGAAACTTTTGATGGTATTGATGGTATTACAGATGATAAAGAAAACCAAGATATGGTGGCATTTCCCTATGTAGTAACAATAGATTATGATTCACAAAAGATTGTATCAGTAAGAAGAAACTGGGAACAAGAAGACGAAAAGAAATTAAGACAGAACTATTTTATTTCATATAGATTTTTGCCGGGTACTGGTTTCTATGGATTTGGTCTATTTCATTTAATAGGAGGTCTTGGAAAAGCGGCGACTGGTTCACTAAGAGCATTATTAGATTCGGCGGCTTTCAGTAATATGCAAGGCGGATTTAAACTTAAAGGCAGAGTTACTGGTGGAGACTTACAAGTAAATCCCGGTGAGTTTGCTGATTTAGATGCTACTGTTGATGATGTTAATAAGGCTATAATGCCATTACCATTTAAAGAGCCATCAGGAACTTTGTTTAATTTAATGAATGCTATTGTTCAAGCAGGACAGAGATTTGCTAGTACTGCTGATTTAAATGTTGGTGATGTAAATCCAAATGCACCTGTTGGCTCTACTGTTGCTCTTATAGAACAAGGTAGTAAAGCATTTAGTGCTATTCATAAAAGACTACATTATTCTCAAGGACAAGAATTTAAATTAATAGCGAAATCTAATGCAAAATATTTACCAGAACAATTTGAATTTGCAATATCTGGTGTAACAACCAAAATATTCTCTACTGATTTTGATAGTACGATTGATATTGTACCAGTTTCAGACCCTAATGTTTTCAGTACTGCACAGAGAATTGCACAAGCACAGAGCGTTTTACAATTATCACAATCAGCACCACAACTTTATGATATGTACGATACTCATAAAAGAATGTTAGAGGCATTAAGAATACCAAATATTGGCGAAGTTTTAAAAGAACCAGAAGAAGCCGTTAGAATTGACCCAGTAGATGAAAATATGTCTGTTATGTATGGTAAACCTATAAGAGCATTCCCAGAACAAGACCACGATGCTCATATTGCAGTTCATATGCAATTTATTCAAGACCCATCGCTTGGTGGAAATCCCGGTGCAAGAAATTTACAACCAGTATTAATTGCACATATAGCAGAACATATTGCCTTATTGTATAGACAAAGAATGCAAACAGCTATCGGTATGCAATTAGCACCACTGCCAGATATAAGAGACCCTAAATTTAAATTTGAAGATTTATCGCCAGAACTTGATATGCAGATTTCACAAAGAGCATCACAAGTCGTTGCACAATCACCTCAAATGGCACAAATAGATGCTATTACAAATCTAGGTCAACAACAACAACAAGGTAATCCTTTACAATTTGCACAACAATTAGCACAATTAGAAGCGCAAATGTTACAGATGAAGACCAAACAAGACCTTGAGATAGAATCAGCAAAAGCGAAACAAGATATGCAGATTAAAGATGCAGAATTTCAACAAGATTTAGCTATGGAACAGGCTAAAACACAGGCAGATATAAATGCCAAATTTGCAAAGTTAGAAGCAGACTTGGCAATATTAAGAGAAAAAAACTTAGCTAAACAAATCGATAAAGGAGTTTTATAATGGCTAGTAAACAAGAATATTTAAATATGATGAAAAGAATGGAAATGATGCAGGGAAAAGGTGCATTAACTGACGCAGAAATGAAAATGTTAGATAGAATGGGAGAAGAAAAAATACCTGCAAAACAAAATATGGGTATGGATTCTTTGATGCGACAAGATAATATTGAATCTATTATTAAAGGTGACCCAAATCTTTCTAAAATGAGAATACAACCACGAAGTGAAGAAATGATAATGCGAGAAATTCAAAGTGGTAAAGGTTCAATGTCAAATGCAGAATTAGATGCAATAAAAAATTCAGCAATGGCAGGAACAATGGCAGGAATGGGTGCGATGAGTGATACAGAGATGAAGGCATTAGAAAATGCTTTGGGTGGTTCTGTTTCAGACGAAATAAGAGAAGCCGTTTCAGCATTAATAAGTATGGGTATACCTTTAGAAACTGCATTAGAAACCTTGAATGAAACAGAGGGATTGGCTAGTGCATTAGGAAAACCAGAAACAAACCCAATGACAATGCCAGAAGGTGCATTAGGTTCTCTACCTACTAGAACTGGTGGTTCTATGTCAGATACAGAAGCTAATATGTTTGATGCAGATAGAACTCAAAGCCTTGATATGCAAAAAGAAGCAATGGGTACATAGAGACATAAATGGCAGAGAAATCAAAACCAGAATTTACCTTAGGTGATTTAGGAACTATTAAAGAAGGTATATTAGCAGAACAAGCAGGTTTTCAGCCTTTTAAAAAACTTGGTTTAGATTTCACACTTAGACCAGAAACTGTTTTTGGTGCATTACCTTTTGTTGGAGGTTTGACCAATATGGGTCAGGCAATAGGTAAATATCAATTAGAAGACTCTGCCAATAAATTTTATGGTGTTGATAAAGGATTTAAAGATACATCAATTAGTTCTGGTATGAATGATAGTGCAACAAATTCTTTAATTAAAGAAATCAAGGCATTTAAAGAGAATGACCCTTATTCTACTACATCTAATATAACTCGTGATGATATACAAAATTTTATGATGCAGAACAAACCAGACTTAGATTTGGCACCAATTCAAAATCGTATGTATACAAAATCTGAAATTGCAGAAGGCGATGGAGGTGGTCGTTTTGGTGACCAACAAGTATATACTACACAGCCATATTCAAGTGGTAGAACTGCACAAAACATTACAAGTACAGGTTTTAGAAGTGGTATAAGTCCACAAGATAGAGCCATGATAGAAGAAGACCAAGTAATATCAGGTTACAGTAGTTTTGGTGATGCCATGAGAGGTGGTTATTATGATAATGAAATTAAATCAGTAAGTGATTTTGCAGAAGATAAAATTAATCAAACAAACATAATAAATTATGACCCAACAAAAGGAACTTATGACCCTGCATTTGCTAGAGCAGTAACATTAGAAAATAGACAAGAAGCAGGTAATGATACTGCCTCAGAATCTACTTTTATATGTACTGCTTTATACGAAATGGGTCAAATGCCTATAGGTATTTATAAATACGACCAGAGATACGGACAACAAGTAAATAAAAAAATATACAATGGTTATGCTATATGGGGAAAACCAATAGCACAAAAGATGCGAAATAGAGGTTTTATATATAATATAATAACACCAATAGCTATGAGATGGGCTGAACAAATGGCATTTGATATGTCTGATGGTAAGGTAGGGAAAAAAAGATATTCAATTAAAGCGATGAAGTTTCTGGGAGAGGCTATTTGTTACGGAATAGGATTATTCATTAAACCAGAAGGAGAAAAACATGGAAGCAATAGAAATAGGCAACATGGAGAAGAACGAAGAACTATTCGAGGAGAAGATGGGCTTCAAAAGAGACGAGGAAGGCCTAGAACTAAGCGACGAACAGCTAGTTAATTTTTTACTTCTTTGTCATCAAACAATGATGTTACCAGAAGAAGAAATAGAAGAAGATGACGAACATCATGGCGACATGAAAGTCAAAGTCATCAAAATGGACTCTGGAAACATGCATGAAATGATGAATGACATTCTTGGTCATGGCTCACCAAAAGTAGATATGTAATGCCTTTTACAAAGTATTCAAAAAAACAAAAAGCACTTGCTAGGGTAGCAAAACCTAGAAATGCTATTACTGGTGCTGATTTTGCAAAACTTAAAAAGAAGAAGAAAAATGGCAAAAAAACCAAAACAAAGAAAGTTTAAAAAGGTACCAAAGACCAAGAAAGGTACTCCTAAGAAATATCTCGCAGGTGCAAAGAACCCTAAGGCGAGAGAAAGAGAAATAAAACGTACTGCTAAATTATACAAAGAAGGCAAACTTACAAAAGCTATGATGGATAAAATTAGTAAACAAAGGAGTAAGTCGTAATGGCAGAAACCAAAAAGAAAAAAGGTGGTAAATATTCTGGTATTAAGGGTGCAGGTAGATTTTCAAAAGAAAAACTAGATAAGGTCTATAAGAGAGGACTAGGAGCATATTATTCTTCTGGCAGTAGACCAAAGGTTTCAGCACAACAATGGGCTATGGGTAGGGTTAAATCGTTTGTAACAGGTAAAGGTGGAGCTAGAAAAGCAGATGCCGATTTACTTGGTAAAGGTAAAAAGAAAAAAACATAGGAGTTTAAAATGGCAAAAGGTGTAAAACATTATTTTAAAAATGGTAAAGAACATAAAGGTGCTACACATAAAGATGCTAAAGGTAGAGTTATGTCTGGTAAAACTCATACATCATCTAGTAAATATCTTGTTCACAAAAAAGATTTATCACCTACTGCTAAGAAAAGAGCAAATGCATAATGGCAGGTAAACTTAAAATATTAAAAGGTGTTTTAGGTGAATTGATAAAAGATAAGATGATGCCTAATGTTAATGTTGGTGCATTAGGTAATATAGATAATCAAAATATAGCTAATCCCGAAAAAGGTAGCGTTGTTCAGTTTGAAGAAAAAGGTATGTTAGGAGCAGAGCAACCATTAAAGGCGAAAGGTATAGGAGCTATAGACTTTCAGTTATTTAAAGATGAAGATGGTTACGAATTTGCTAATAAAACCATGAATGACGAGATTATAAATGCTATCAAAACTGGTAGTTATGATGATGCAAAAGTATATATGGATAAAATACAAGAAAAACTAGAAGATTTTGGTGCATCAGATAGCGAACCTAATGCAATAGTTGATTCAATATTAGAAAATTATTTTTTTGGTGACGAATAATGGCTGAATATAAAGGTAGAAAAGTAACATTAAATAAACCTAGAAGAATAGCAAAAGGCGAACCTTCATATGGTAAAAAGAAAACTATGGTTTATGTTATGGATAAAGGCAAAGTAAAGAAGATAACATTTGGCGACCCTAACATGAGAATTAAAAAGACATCACCTGCTAGAAGAAAATCGTTTAGAGCAAGGCATAATTGTGATACTGCAAACGATAAGACAACGGCTAGGTATTGGTCTTGTAAGGCTTGGTAGATGTCAAAAGCAGGTGGTATATTTAAATTTGGTTATGGTGTTTTAAACGACTTAGGTATGTTCTCGCCTACAGAAAAAGCCATTGATTTACTAGGACAAGACAAGTTCCCTGCCAGAGATTTATTAAGACTAGAAGAAGGACAAACTAAAGGTCTTTTATCAAAGTTTGGTAAAGGTGTAACAGATGAAATGGTTTTCACTGGTCTTGAAGATAAGATACTAGGTTTACCAGATAGTGGTTCTATTACATCAAAAGAATTAAAAGACTATCTAGCAGGTAATAAAACAAGAGTAGAAGAAATAATAAAAAGCGATAAAACTGCTAGTGATGCAGGTCAAATGGCAGTAGAAAACTTTCAAAATTTTGTACCAACAACCATTTATGACATTAGAAGAAATATTGATGGTGTCGAAGGTGAAATTGCAGGAAGTCAACAGACAGAAGGTTTTATAAATAATCTTTCAAGCGATGATGACTACAGTGTTAGATTGTTTGACGATATTGCTAATGATGACAATAGAAAAGGTACAATAGATAACCCTTTTATCCAAAAGGCTTCTTTTGATGAATTTTCGGATATTTTTCAATCTCGTATAAGAGACAGATATGATAAAATTGCAGAAAAATCAGACCAAGAAGTGCTTGATAATAATAATTATGCCAATAAAGAAGAATTGGCTAAAGGAATGTTTGACGTAAACACCAGAAATCTGATTAAATTTAGATTTATAGATGATTCATTATTAGGTGATGAAAACGCTTATACAATAAGAGGTAATGACAATATTGGTTTTCAAATCATGCGAGGAGAAAATTTAGCAAAAGATGCCATAGACAATGATGAATTGATTGGTGAAGCAGATAGCTTTAATGAGGCATTAGTACAATTAAATGGATTTCGTAGACAAAAGATAGAAAGTAGTGCTGATGATATTAGAGATTTAAGGCCTATGCACAGTTCTTATACATTGCCGGGTGGTGAGAATTACCAAGAAATACTTCTTAAAATGGAAACACCAATAGATAATGTTGAAGCTAATTTAGGTAATGTAGATGAAATACTACAAGAAGATAGATTTGGTGGAATTATAAGTCTTAATCCAATAACTGGTAGTCCATCAGATGTTACACTTGATAAAGGTACTGTTAAAAATTTAAAAGCAGGTAATAAGGTAACAATAGATACAAACAGAGGTCAAAGAGTACTTAGAGTAAATAAAGATACAAATAAAGTTGAGTTATTAAAAAAAGACTACACAAATTCATCACATACTGGCGACGAAGAAAATGTTGTAGTTTTTACAAGAACAAAAGATAGAGTAGACGAAGATGGTAGAAAAATACTTTATGCCGAAGAAATACAATCAGATATGTCTCAACAAGGCAGAAGTAAAGGTCTTGTTATGGGAGAAAAAGAGAAGAAAAGTTTTATAAATAAAAATAACCCAGTTATCTATGGTGATTTATTAGATTCAATAGATAAATTAAAAAAGACAACTAATATAAGTGAGTTAAAAGGTTTAAAAGGTTCTTCTATTGAACCTAGAAGGCGACCAATATCTAAAACAGTAGTTGGCTTTGATAACGATACAGACGTTATTGCAAACATTGGCTCTAGTTCTGTTATAAATAGACTTAATTGGGATAAAGCACATTCTCTTGAAGATATTATAAAAAAATTTCAGACAAAATATAAATTTATTACAACAAAAGATAAAAACGTAAATATATTTTCAAATTCTGGCATAGATAAATCAAACGTAAATCTTTTAGATGAAAGCATAATAGAAGAACAAGGCATTAATATACCAAAAGGTATATATGATGATATTTCAGATTATGTAGATTTATCACTTGTAAGAGAAAAAACAAATACCTTTGAAAAACAAGCATTTAGTAAAATATACGATAGAGAATATGACAAACAATTTGGTGTTAGAAATGCTTATGAGTTTGAAAAAGGAGAGTTACCAGATTGGAACAATAAGATGTTACAAAAGGCTCTTACAAAACAAGACTATAAACAATTTATGAAAACTGCTCGAGACGAAGCCCTTAGTAATGATTCATTTACTTCTGTAAACCGAACAGAATATGAGGCATTAAATGATGCAGATATTATTGATATTCCATCTGGTATTGTAATTGATGATAAAGAATTAACAAAAGTATCAAAAGCAGATTATGAAAAAGAATTTATACAAATGCGTATAGATAAAATTATAGCAGATAAATTACAAAAATTAACATCTATAACAGATTTTGCAAATGCAAAAGCACAAAATTTTGATTATTCAGATAATGCGATAGATGAAGTACATGAAGGTTTAAAAGAACTTAATTCTAATTTAATTAAGGCTATTCAGTATAATAATAAACTACAACCTATAAGCGACATACCATCAGCACCATTTATAGGGACATCAGAGCGTTTTACAGAGTTGGCAATCAAAAGGTTAATGAAGTATGCAAACGACAATGGTTATGATGGTGTATCATTCTCTAGCGGTCTTATACATGATAAAAGATGGCGACAACCACAACTGAAACAATATTATGATGTTGTTATACCAAAAGTTGCCAAAAATTTACTTAAAGGTACAGATGCAAAATTAGAATATAAAACAATTCTTTCTGATATGGACTTCTTAGAAAATGCAGAGAGAGGAGAACTTGCCTTAGATATAGATAAATACGACATAAATAATCAATTAAAAACTGGAACAGGTTTACCTAATGGTGGTTTTATTAAAGACACACCAACAATTTACTTAACACCTCAAGTAAAAGAATATATTAATTCTGGTACATCTTTATATACACCAATAGTAGCAACAGGTCTTGCAGGTGCAACAGCCAATAGATTAATGGGAAGTGAAGAAGATATAATAACAGAGGATAATGGGATATAATGGCATCTAAAGTTAAAAAAATTGCTAATGCAGAAATAAGAGCGGCGAAAAAGTTTCTTGAACGAAGAAAAATAGAAACAGACGAAATCAGCCCTAAAGACTTTGCACAATTAGCAGGTAAACTAGATAAAAGCTTTAATCAAACTTTGAAAATCTTAGCGAGAGAGTTAACTGCAGGGCAAGTATAATGGAATTACAAAATACATCACCTAATTTAACATCAAGAGAATCAGTACAAAGAAAGATAGCTAATGCTTTAGATTATCTAGGAGAAAACTATAATATAGTAGATAAATCAGTACGAGAAGGTGATGCAACAACAATGGATATTGCCAGAAGTTTTACTGGTGATGTAAAAAGCGATAAATTATCAGAAAACATTGGTTTATTAGATTTTACTCCATTTGGTACATATTTCGCCGCTGAAGAAGGACAAGATGCTATCAATAAAGCAGAACCAAATGCTTTTAAAAGACAAATGGCATTATTAAATTATTTAAGACAACCTCTACAAACAATAATAGATAGACCAGATATAGGTTTACCTGCAACAGATATTGCACTTGGTGGAATAGAAGCAATCCCTTTTGGTTATGTAGTAACAAAGCCAATCAAAGGCTTCTTTAAATCGCTGAAAGCTAAAGCTACAGAGCCATCAAAAGACGTAGGTATGATTACACAACAAACATCTTTACCAACATCAGGCGACGTTTCTACGAACACAGTACCAGTAAAAAATGAAGAAATTGACCAATCTAGGAGAAAGTTTGTAAAAGATACTGGAGCGATAGGAGCATTAGGTCTTCTTGCAACACAAGTTCCAGATGCAATTAAAATGTTAAAGAATACAAAAATTGCTAAAAAAATACCAAAGATACCGAAAATAAATTTTAATACATCATTAAAAAAGTTTACTGCACCATTATACCGTAATTATTTAAACGAGGTTATTGAAAATAATAAAATGATTGGTAGAAGTGGCAAAACAGAATTTGAAGATTTGCCAATAGATGACGAAAATGCCTTTGAAGAAAATAGTATTACTGCAAATATATACGATGGTTTATTTAATAAAGATAAGGGAGGTGCATTAGGCGACTTTGAAGATTTACCTTTAGAAGAAAAAGCAAAATTAGTAGAAAAAAATTATGGTGTTAAAGATGGTTTGCATATTAAACCAAATGAGTTAAATGATAAAATTGTATTTGATTCTGCAGTTGATTTTGGAGGCGATTACGATAATGAATTTAGAAGCGCATTACAAAAAAGAGCAATTAAAGATGGCGCAGAACCAAGTGAATTAATACAAACAGATGCAGAGTATGCAGGAATTATGGTATATAAAGATGCAAAGGCATCAGACAATATGTCGAATACTATAGAAGAATATTATAACAAATTAATAAAAGAAGGTAGGTCGCCAGACGATATCGCAGAACAAGTCTTTGAGGGACCTTTTCCAGAATAACGACAATAACCCTAAAATACTGTGGTATGATATAACAAGAAAACAATTAACCATAACTGATTGACGTTCTTAGGAAGATAAAAACCCTAGCCATATAATGAGAAAAAATGACTAGGGTCTGAGGTCTGGGGAGGATACCTCCCTTATACTTTATTCAATTTTATAGCCCTCTGCAATACTCTATGTCTTTGTAATTGAGTTAAATTAGAAATAACATTAAGAACTTTAATTGCATATTGCCTTTCATGTTCGACCTTAAACTCATAGTTTCTTTGTGTAGGTTCTTTAATAACATCAAATTGCTTTTTAATAAGTTCCATATCAAAGCCATGTTTTTCAATAAGTAAATCAACTTCTTTTTGAGTGACTTTATCTTTAGAAACAATCTTGGTAGGTTTATCCATAGATTTTCTCCTTTTGAATAAAATTTATTATATGTTCTTCTATTTCAGATAAATCGCTTGATAAATACTCTGTTCTATCAATCATGGCATAATAATTACCATTCTTGTTATGCATAATACCAACGTTGTAATCAAAACTGTCTTTTTGTAAATCTGCCTTATTTTGCAAATAAACATACATACCTTGAAATTCTTTCTTTTCTTCTTTTGAATTTTTAAAAGTATCTATTTTAAAATAGTATCTAGTGAAATTTGTCGTAATAGGTATATCTAAATCAATTTCTCTAGCCATTTTATCTAATGTTTCTTTACCAGAAGATGACATTCTATCGTATTCCCAATACAAATCATCTATATATTTTTTTATATTTTTCATTGTTTTCTCCCAAATGAAAGGGGGAACAAGTCCCCCAAGTTATTATTTATTTGATTCTATAGTTTGAATTAAATGGTTCTTTTCAAATACGTTGAAATAGAATGGAACTTTTTTCTTTTCTTTTTTACCATTCTTTATAATTTCTTTATCAAGAACTTTCATTAATCTTGCACAAGATTTAGCACCTTTTAATTCTTTACCAGATAATTTAAAGAAGTCTATTGCTTGTCTGAATGTGCAAAATTCATTACCTAAACCTTGTAATAGGTCTATGTTGTTACCTTGATATTCTTGATTTGTAGTAAAATTTATCATTTGTTTTCTCCCAAAAATTGATAATTTATAATTTTATAGTACCATATACTACATCTAAGTCAACACAAAAAAGGTTCTTTTATACATTTAATTAAAAAAAAGAGGGAAATAAATCCCTCAATTCTTTATTATTTGTTTTGTATTTTATTTATACATATTCATTTTTTCAAATATTGGTCTTAGAAATTTTTCAGCAAGTTTTATTTCTTCATCTGAATAATTTTTAGAGTATGATTTAAGAGTCATTTTAAATTCATTTGTATCATAAATTATACATCTTAATTCAGTCATTTCTTGTTTTGAAAAGTTTAATGTAGTCATTTTTTTCTCCCTATCTTAATATTCTAATTGGTTGAAACCCAATTGGTGCTACCAAATGAGCAATTTTTGTATCTTGGTCAACAATTATGTCTCCACAAGATATAGAATAAAATTTATCAATCTTTTCTACTTTCTCATGTTCTACATTACCAATTGCAAAAACCTCATTAAGATTGTCAGCTTTGATATAACCTGCATCTCTATAATTACCATTATCCCAAGCATCTTTTATTATATCTACATTAGACCTTGAGATTTGATAAGCAGTCCCATCATCTATTTCAGAATGATTAGGTTGTAATATTAAGTATTTTTTCATTGTTTTCTCCCAAAAACGTTGTTGTTTATAAGTACATAGTACTATATTACTATATACAAGTCAACACAAAAAAGGTTCTTTTTATAATTAATTGTAATTTTTTTTTAAAGTACTATCTATATTTATATATAACTGTTACAATTAATGTGTTGTTTTAGGAGTAACAATGTTAAATAGAACTGCATTTTCAAAATTACTTAAAGGAGGTAATAAAATGAAATATGGTAAATCTAAGATGGTTAAGCCAAAAGTTAAGAAAGTTAAACCAAAAAAGAAAATGGTTAAAAAATATGGAAAATAAAGAACAACAAGATGTAACTATTAATGTTAATGGTGTTTCAATGTCTGGGGAGGCATCTATAAATGAACACGACAGACCTATTAAAACAGATAAAGAAGAACCTACTGAAGAAGAAAGCGGAAATAGCGGAAAGTATGGTTGAAGGTCGTATTTCAGACTTTCAAGCATATCATAAGAACGTCGGTATAGCACAAGGACTAGAAGAGTCTTGCGAGATTATTGACGAAACAATAAAACAAATAAATATAGGAGATGAATAGCGTGACTCATCAACACGGAGATAAAATTTATGCTGATAGTTTGTCTAAGGCAACTATTGCATCACACCAACTTCCAAAGCCTTTAAACTGGAAAATACTAATTCAACCTGCCGATATATCAACACAAACCAAAAGTGGTATAATATTACCAGAATCTGCGAAAGATAATCAGCAAATTCTAACTGCTCATGGTCATGTCGTTGCTAGAGGCGAATTAGCTTATAGAGATAGAGACACAGGCGAAAGATGGAAGCAACAAACAACACCTCAAGTCGGCGATTTTGTTACGTATGGCAAATATGCAGGGCAAAAGATTGTTGTTAACAATGTTAGGTTTATTTTACTAAATGATGACGAGATTACATCAATCTTGCCAGATGGCGTACAAATAACCGCTTATATTTAATGCGAAACTTGGAGGTCGCAACCATGGAAGATACAATACAAGAAAGTGTTCTTGAAGAAGTTAATGCTGAAATCAATGAAAGTATTGAAGAAAGTAAGAACAAATTAAAAGAACAAGAACTAGAAATAGAAGTTACAGATGAAAAACCTGTAAAAGAAGAAAAAAAACCTGTAGAGGCAAAAATTGAAAAAAAGCCAGAAATAGGTGACGAAGATTATAGTCTAGCCGTACAAAAAAGAATAAAGAAATTAATACATGAGAAAAAAACTAGCGATGAAGAAAAAGAGGCATTACAAATGCAAATGTCTCAAATGGCGAAAAGACTTGAAAAAATAGAAAAGTCAAATGAAACTCAAGGGCAAAATCAATTAGCTGAACATTATAATTTAGTTAAAAGAGCACTCGGAAAAGCCATTGAAGAAGGTGATACTGAACAACAAATTAAATTCAACGAAGAATTAGTTGATATAAAAACAGCAATCGCCTTACAAAATCAAGCAAAAGCAAATAAGGTACAAACCGAAACAAACTCTCCTAATGTTGGTAGGGCACAACAACAAGCAACAAACCCTGCACCAGAAAAAGCCATGACATGGTGGAAAGAAAATAATTGGTTTAATTCAAAAGGTTTTGAAAAAGAAACTGCTATGGCAAGAGCTATAGATGTACAATTAGATATAGAAGGCTTTGATAAAAATGATGCTCAATATTATAATGAGTTAAATAATCGTTTACAAAAGAGTTTTCCCGAGCTAATATCAAATACAGAGGTTTCTGTGTCAAAGCCAAGACAAAGTAGACAAGCAGTTGCACCAACTACAGGTGGTCAGGTTTATCGCGGAAATAGAGTAAAAATGACTTCGGACCAATTAAGAATGGCAAGAGAATTAGGTATAACTGACCCTGAGCATATCAAAAAATATGCTAAAGAAATTAACAATTTAAGCAGGAAGGATACATAATATGTCAAGCAAGAATGGAAGAAGTGATTTACGGAGTTCAACAAGAGATGAGGAAATAAGACCTCAAACTAATTGGACACCACCTGCATTGTTGGATGCTCCACAAGCACGACCGGGGTTTAAACAACGATGGGTAGCTACCACGATTCTGGGTAAAGAAACTCCCGATAACGTATATAAACGTATGCGAGAAGGTTGGGAACCAAGGAAATCTGAAACAGTAAAAGAGCAACATTTTCCTACAATTAATCACGGACAATGGGTTGGTTGTATAGGAATAGAGGGAATGGTTCTTTGTGAAATGCCTGAAGAAAAGCATAATGCTATGAAGACATATTACGGAGAAAAGTCACTTGAACAAAATGATGCACTTTCTGGTGAATTAGATTCATTAGGTCGTCGTTCTGGGCAAACTATCTACCAAGATAGGAAAAGCTCATCTAGTCGTGGCAGAGTGTCTGCCATGGAAGATTAACACTTTTAATAATGAAAAGGACTAAATAAATGGCAAATGTTAATAGCGCCTATGGTTTAATACCAATTCGTCATTCAAGTGGTAATGCACCAAGAGCAAACAAATATACAATAGCTAGTGGTTTAGCAGAAAACATTTTTACTGGGGATTTATGTATCCTTGATGCAAATGGTCAAGTTACTCCACATACAGCAACCGAAGTTAATAACATCGGTGTATTTGCAGGTGTGTCATACACAGCAAGTGATGGAAGTTACATATACTCACAATACTGGCCTTCTGGTACTGTGGCTACTGATATAATCGCATATATATATGATGACCCTTATATCGTATATCGTATACAATCTGCAGGAACTCCTGCCCAAACAAACATTGGTAATTGTGCTGATGTTGTAGCAGGTGCAGGTTCTACAAGTACTGGTCAATCTGGTTTTAGTTTAAACGGAACTATGGCGGCAGGTACTGCAACGTGTAAGATAATTGGATTGTGGGACGGACCTGCTAATGAAATGGGTCAGTATGCACAATTAGAAGTTCTTATTAATGAACATCTGCTTAAAGCAACAGCTGGAATATAGGAGATTTAAACAATGGCTATGAATAGAGCGCAATTTGCGAAAATGCTTGAGCCGGGTTTAAATACCCTCTTTGGCTTAGAGTACGATAGTTATCCTGCAGAATTTGCAAAAGTTTTTGATGCAAACACATCAAATAAGGCTTTTGAAGAAGATGTATTGTTAACTGGTTTCAGTAATGCACCAACAAAGAACGAAGGTGCTCCAGTTTCTTATGATACGGCTTCTCAGCAATGGACTGCAAGATATTCACATGAAACAGTCGCTTTGGCGTTTTCAATTACCGAAGAAGCAGAAGAAGATGGACTATATGGTTCTATCGCTTCAAGATATACAAAGGCATTAGCTAGAAGTATGTCTGCTACAAAGGAAATTAAAGCGGCAAATATCTTAAACAATTCGACAAGTGCAGGTGTTTATGCAGGTGGAGATGGAGTAGCTTTATTATCTACTGCACACCCAACCCAAAACGGAAACCAGAGTAATACTTTGGCGACTGCGGCGGATTTAAGTGAAACATCTTTAGAATCACTTTTAATTCAAATTGCAGATATGAAAGACGATAAAGGTCTAAGAATTGCGGCACAAGGGCAAATGCTTATTATCCCTACTGCCTATACCTTTACTGCTCAAAGAATATTGAATAGTGATTTAAGAGTTGGTACTGCTGATAATGATATAAATGCTATCCGTTCTGGTTCGTATTTACCTCAAGGTTATCATATCATGAGGAGATTAACAGATAGTGATGCATTCTTTATCAAGACAGATGTGCCAGACGGATTAAAAATGTTTCAAAGGTCTCCTCTTAAAAGAGGTGTTGAAGGCGACTTTGAGACAGGTAATGTCCGTTATAAAGTACGTGAAAGATATTCATTCGGTTTTACCGATTGGAGAGGCTTATTTGGTACAGAAGGTGCCTAACAACTAATACTAGAGAGGGATTTGTTCCCTCTCTATTCTAAATTCAACCTTGACAGTTACAAAAAGTGACTGACATTTGCCAAGACAAGGAGATTGACATGGCTAACACAACTTTTACAGGTCCAGTTCGTTCAATAAACGGTTACGAACAAATTTCAAAAAATGCTACATCTGGTAAGATAACAGTTATCAGTGGTAATAAAATGGCAACCGAAGCTTTAGCTAATGCAGGAATTGAAGGTACTGCAGAAACTTATGTTACACAGGTTGAAAGATTTAAAAGCGATACAGATACAAATGTAAACATTGTTAAAACAACTCTTATGATTGATTTAACTGGTTTGGCATCAAGTGGTGCAAATGACATTATTGGTAAAGCAGGTAGTGGTGTTGCTTATATTGGTAGAGTTACTGCAGAAGATACTGGAACAGTTTTTGGTGTAACCATGGAATGTTTTGAAACACCTGCAGGTGGCGACCCAGACATTGATTTATATTCTGCTACAGAGGCAACAGGTGTAGAAGATAGTGCCATTGGTGATTTAACAGAAACTCAAATCATTAATAGTGGCGACCTTTCAGCAGGTTCAAGAGTTGCAGGTGGTGGAATTGTTGCAGACCAATATTTATATTTAGTAGCTGGTTCAGCAACAGATGCAGATTATACTGCAGGTAGAATTATCATAACAATTCATGGATATGACGTAGCATCTTAATAGGAGAAAAAAATGGCTGATATTACATCAAGTACCATTCTTTCTGAAAATACTCGTGAAATCGTTATGGCATTTCAATATCAATATGTTGATACTGGAGATGAGTCGGCAGTAACTAAAGTTGATGTTTCATCTTTATTAGCTGATTCTAATGGTAATGCATGTACTGGTGTAAGAATATTGAAATGCACATGGGTTATTAAAGGAATGACGGTAAGGGTTATGGCTGATGCCAATGCCGATATTATAATGCTTAACCTTGACGAAGGTCAAATTGGTGAAGTTGATTATAGAGAATTTGGTGGTTTACCTAATACAAAACTTACAGGCACATCTCCAAGTGGTGATATAAAATTTACCACTACTGGTGCAGGAGCAGGCGATTCTTACCAAATTGTTTTAACAATGGCAAAAAGATATTAGGAATAAATAATGGCAACATCAGGAACAGTTGCGTTTAGACCAAATATTGAAGAAATAATAACAGAATCTTTTGAAAGATGTGGTCTTGATATTCAGACAAGAACTGGCGACCAAGCCATATCTGCCAGAAGAAGTTTAAATTTATTATTTTCTGAATGGGCTAATCGTGGAATAAACTATTGGACTGTTACACAAAATACATTAAATTTGGTACAAGGTACAAGTTCTTATGACCTACCTGCAGGTGTTTTAGATTTTCTTGATGTTGTTATTTATAATTCTGCTGATGCGACAAGAACAGATACGATAATTAACAGAGTTACAATAGGCGAATATAATCAAATACCTAATAAAACAGATACTGGTAGACCTAATCAGTATATGTTAGATAAAGGTAGACAAGCAGGTTCAAATAATATTTATAAAGTATATGTTTGGCAAACACCAGATATTGGTACATATGTTTTAAATTACTGGGCAATGACACAATTAGATGATGTTACATTATCTAACCAAGACTCAGACATTCCTTACACATGGTCTGATTGTATCTGTGCAGGATTAGCTAGTAAATTATCTGTAAAATATGCACCAGATAAATATCAACTTTTAAAATCTTTATATGACGAAGCATTTAGTTTGGCTTCTCAAAATGATAACGATGGTGTTTCTTTAAAATTACAACCCACAGGGCTTAATTTAAGATAATGGCAAAATTTGCATCTGGTATAAAATCAAAAGCAATAAGTGATATAAGTGGTTTTGAGGTAAGATATACTCAATTAAGAACCACTTGGGATAATCTTAGAGTAGAACCAGAAGAATACGACCCAAAGCAACCACAACTTACACCTGCCAAAAATGTTACAGATGCAACTGCATTATTTAATCCACGACCAAATAATGACCCAGAAAATGTAACAATCCAAATTGGTTTTACTCAAGATATATTCGCTTCAAGAATAGCTAGGTCGCAAACTGGTATTGGTGCTCATGCAAGAGGAAATGTAGGTACAGTATCTTTTGTAATAGAAGAAGAACAAACAGGTGTTGCAGGAACAACTGCTATAGGTGCTTTTGGTGCAGGGTTTGATGTATCTGGAGTTGCAGGAACAACTGCTATTGGTAATTATACACCACAAGACCAAATAGACGTAGATGTTACAGAGGTTGGAGCTACAAGTGCTATTGGTGCATTTGGTGCAGGTGTTGGTATAACTGGTGTTCAAGCTACTGGTGGAACTGGTACTGAAACAATTACACATGATAGAATATTTGATTTACCAAATGGTGGAGTAGATGGAACTGGTGCGATTGGTACTTCTGCACCACAAACAGATGTCATATCTACTAATATTGCAGGTACTAGTGCAGTTGGTGCTGAAATACCACAATCAGATGTTATAGCGACTGGAGTTACAGGAACTGGTGTTATTGGTACGTTTGGAGAAGAAGGTAATGGTACATTAAATCTAACTATTACACCAACAAGTGCTACTGGTACTGCCAATGCAGGTTCAGAAGTTGCTGAAAGTGAAATACCAGAAACAAACACTAATGGTTGGGGTGAGCAAACATGGGGTTCTGGTATATGGGGTGGAGATGGAGAAGTTAAGGCAACTGGTGGCGTAGGTGCATCATCTATAGATATTTTCATAGGTCCATTCCCAACTGGAGTTGCGGGAAATACTGCGATAGGTACTTATGTACCAGAAAATGAACTTACAGAGAGTGGAGTTGCAGGAACTGGTGGAGTTGGTACATTAAGCCTTGATACTGATGTTGATGTAACTGGTATTGCAGGTACGTTTGCAATAGGAGAAGAATCAGTTATTATAGATGGAGGATTTGGAGAAGGAACTTATGGCTCAGGAACGTGGGGTAATTAAATGAATTATACAAATTTAGTAACAAACATTCAAAATTTTCTGGAAGATGATGGAACAGAGTTATCTGTATCAATACCTG